GTCATGTGCCGTTCTCTCTCTCAACGGACCAAAACCCCTGGTGAGGTGGCCAAGAACCCCCGAGGGCCCGGGCCGCTTGCTCTAGTTCGCAACTATCCGGGCCGCATCGGCTAACGCGATAGCCATGGCCCGCCCCATGGAGCTACCGGCGGCCATCCGGGCGGACCTCGCCCGGGTTGAGCCCGGGCCCGAGCGCCGAGCCGACGCGGCCATCGCCCGCCGGCTGGCCGACTTGATCGCGGACCCCGACACCGAGCCCGCCACCCTGCCGGCGCTCATCCGGGCCCTTGACTCGGTGCGCCACCGGCTCGGCATCCTCCCCGATGCCTCCGCCCCCGAGCGCGGGCCCTCCGAGCTTGAGGCATTCCTCGCGGCCATGGAGGGGGAGTGAAAGACCCCGCCTACGGCCCGGGCTACCTCCAAGGGCCGAGCGACGGCCGGCGGGCGTGCAACCTCTTGCGGGGGCTCCTCCACGTCGACCCCATGGAGTGGCAAGCGTGGTTCTTAGGCCACGCGCTCGCCCGGGACCCCGAGAGCGGGCTCTACCGCTACCGCACGGCGCTAGCCACCATGGGGCGCCAGAACGGAAAGACCCAAGCGGCGGCGGGGCTCATCGGGGAGCGCTTGGCGTGGGGGCGGGGCACGGTGACCGGGGCCATGAGCGCCAACCGCCAACAGGCCAAAGTGAAGCTCTTTGAACCCCTCGTGGATGCCTTTGAGCGCCGGGCCCCGTTCTTTGACCCCAAACCCATTCGGTCCAACGCATACGAGCGCCTCTTGATCCGGGCCCGTGAGAGCGCCCTCTACATGCTCACGGCGGACGAAAAGAGCGCCCACGGCTACAGCTTGGACCTGGCCGTGATTGACGAGGCATGGGCCCTCACCGACTACCGCGTGCCTCAAGCCGTCATACCCACCCAGCTCGCCATTCCGGGGGCTCAGCTCGTGGTGCTCTCCACGGCCGGCACCGATGAGTCGGTATGGCTCCGTGACCTCGTCGACATTGGCCGCAAGGGCACCGATCCCCGAATGCTCTATGTCGAGTGGGCGGCCGGTGACGAGCGCGAGCCGGGCGACCCCGAGGGGTGGGCAGAGGCCAATCCTGCCTACGGGCTCACGCTCACGGCCGAGAGCTTGGCCGCCACGAGGGTGGCCATGGCCGATGACGATGAGTTTGAGCGAGCGTGTCTCAATCGGTGGACGGCCACCGTGGCCGGGGTCATCCCCCTCCGCCACTGGCGATCGTGCACGGCCCCCGAGGTGAAAGTGGCGGCCCGGGGCATGACCTTTGGCCTAGACGTGCACCGCGACCGGGCCCATGCGACCATCACGGCGGCCAGTGCGGCCGGCGGCAGGGTCGCGGTAGAGGTGGTGGAGCAACGGGCCGGCACCGAGTGGGTACTGCCTCGGCTGGCCGAGCTCATGGAGCGCCACGAGGGGGTCGCGGTGGTCGCTCGCAACAACGGGGCGGCCCGCTCGCTCTTGGACGAGGCCCCGCCGGCCGGGGTGCGAGTGGAGCGGGCGAGCGTGGGGGACTATCAAGCGGCGTGCCAAGTGTTCTACGACGCGGTAACGAGCGGCCGGCTAGCCCACCGCGGCCAGGATGCCCTAGACGCGGCCGTCGCGTCGGCTGGCCGGCGCCCCATGGCCGACTCGTGGGTATTCGGCCACTCCCCGCACCGCGATATCTCCCCGCTCGTGGCCGCCACACTGGCCGTGTGGCGTGCGAGCAAACCTCACCTTGTGCCGCAGCTCGTCACGGGGTGAGCCGTGGCGAGGCTTGACACCCTCGCCCGCTATGTCGTGGTGGCACTGTGCGCCACCACCGTGGCGCTCGGCATCGTGGTGCTTGAGACGGCCACCACCACCGTGCCCGAGCTACTGGCGGCGGCGGCCATGAGCTTGGCCGGGGCCGTCATCATCCTCGTGGTCTAGGCCCCGTACCGCTACGGTGAGCCCGAGAGCCCGGGCCCGCCGGCCATCGGGGGATCGCCGGCCGGCGGAGGAGCCCCGTGAGCGACTCGGGCACGCGCTCGGGCTCGCCATGGCAGGGGGGGTGTCGGCCCCGGGTCCTATCGGGTGGCCCGGGTATCCCTTAGCCGGCGCCCCCCCGGCTATCGCTCTATTCCCAACTAATGCCCCTGGTGTAGTTTCATGGCCCGTGCGGTTGCTCCGGCGACGGGCCCCCGAGATGACGGCCGGCGCCGATGAGCGCCGAGCGGCGGCCGCCGGCTATCCGTTCCCCAGTGACTCGCCATGGGCGAGCGTGGAGGATTGGGGCCCCGTCACCCGCATCGAGGCCATGAGCGTGCCGGCCATCGCCGCGGCATATCAGATCATCGCCGGCCGGGGCTCGGCCCTGCCGTTGCGGCGGTGGGGGAGTGATGGCGAGCCCCTAGAGCCCGGCACGCTCATCTCTCACCCCGAGCCGGACGTAAATAGGCCCCGGACCCGTACGCTCTTGGACACCTTGGGCGACCTCTGCCTATTCGGCCGGGGCCACTGGCGCATCCTCCTGCGCGACTACCGGGGCTTTCCTTTGGCCGTCCAACGCATGGCGCCCGAGCTGGTGGCCGCTCAGACCACGCATTTACAAGGGTCGGGCCAGGTCATCACGGGGTGGACGGTTGACGGGGTGGACGTGGCCCTAGGTGACCTCATTGAGTTTGTGGGCCCGCTCTCGGGCGGGTGGACGGGCACGGGGGCCCGGACGATCCGGGGGGCGCTCGCGTTGGAGCGCTCGGCCAAGCGCTTTGCCGAGGAGCCCCTCCCCCAAGCGGTGCTCAAGAATACGAGCGGGGTGGACCTCCCCGAGGCCAAGGTCACGGCCATTCTCGACTCGTGGAAAGCGGCCCGGGCCAACCGGGCCACGGCCTATCTCAACTCGGCCCTAGACCTCACCCCCGTGGGGTTCAGTGCCCGAGACACTCAGCTCGTGGAGGGCCGTCAGCAATCGGTTATGGAGGTGAGCCGGCTCACCGGCATACCGTCGGGGCTACTCGGGGCGGCCGCCCAAGGGACGAGCTTGACGTATCGCAACTTGGAAGGCGAAGCCCACCAGGTATACGAGGGGATGTTGCCGTACCTCACGGCCCTTGAGGCCCGGCTCTCGGCCGATGACGTATGCCCCCACGGCCAATCGGTGCGCTTTGACCTCTCGGCGCTCTTGCGCCCCGACACCACCACCATCGTGGCCATGGTGTCGGCCCTCGTGCCCCTAGTCGGCCCGGACGGCTCCCCCGTGCTCACCGTGGAGGAGGCCCGCGCCCTCTTGGGGCTCTCGGTGGCCGCCACTCAAGGCTCGGACGTGCCCGGGCCGCCGAGCGCCCCCGAGCCCGCCCAACTCCCCACCCCCGGCTCGGCCCCCGTCGCATGAGCACCCCCGCCCTCATCCGAGTGGAGGCCACCAAGCCGGCGGGGGTGGACGCGGGCCGGCGCATCATCACGGGCCTAGCGGTGCCGTGGGAGATAGAGGCCCTCGTCCAAGGGGCCGAGCAACCCCTCCGCTTCGTGCGGGGCTCGCTCCAAGTCGACCAGGGGACGCGGCTCCTCAGAGATCACGACCCCCACCGGGTGGTCGGGCGGCCGCTTTGGGATCACTTCGTCAACGTCCCTGCCGGGCTCCGGGCGGGGTTCTTTGTGAGCCGTACCGCGGCCGGCGAGGACGTGCTCACCGACGCGGCCGATGGCATCGTGGATGGTTTCTCAATCGGGGCGGACCTCGTGGACGCGGTGAACGTGAGCGGAGCCCTCGTGGTCCGCCATGGCATCGTGCGCGAAGTCTCAATAGTTGGCATGCCAGCGTTCGCTACCGCGAGGCTTGGCGAGTGAGAGAGGGGGGCTCGGATGAGCCGTAACCGCAACCGTGGGCCCGTGCGAGCCGAGAGGGTATTCACCCCGCCCCAAGTGCTCGCCGATGCCCCGGACATTCGGGCGACGGCCCCTCCGGGCGAGGTGCTCGGGGGAGAGCTAGCTCCAACCGCCGAGCGCTCCAACCCCACCCCGCCCGCGGCGGGGCCCCCGGCCGCACCTCCGCCGGCCCCGTCCGGGGCTACCGGGGCCCCTGCCGCGGCGGCCGAGAGCCGGGCGAGCGACGTGCACCTAGCGGACGTGCTCTCGGCCATCCGGGCCGAGATGACCCCGGTACGGGTGACGGCCGAGCCGTCCCCCTACGACCCCCGCACGGCCGCGGGCCGTGACCGTTCGTTCTTCGCCGACGTGCGGGCGGCGGCCATGGGGGACCCCGAGGCCCGCGTGCGATCGCGCACGTTCACCGACCAGCTCGGCGCCTACATTCGGGCGGCCAACGAGACGGGGGACTCGGGCGACATCATCCCCCCGGCATGGGGTGGTCAGTGGACGGTAGAGCAGGTGGCCCGGATGCGGCCCCTCGTCAGTGCCTTTGCCTCCACGTCTATCTCGGACCCCCGACCCATCCCCATCCCCGTGGTGGAGGGCACCACCCCGGACGAGCTGGTGGGCGAGGCCACCGAGGGCACGAACCCTGTGGCCGGGGTTATCAACTTTGGACAGGCCATGATGACCCCCAAGGGTTACTCGGGCTCGGCCGTCATCTCCCGCGAGCTGCTCGACTCCTCGCCCGGGCTCGTGGACCGCATCGTGAGCGACACCCTCCGCGAGAGCTACTCGCGGGCCACTGAAGTGGCCATGTGGGCGGCCGTCAACGCGGGCGGCAACCCCTCCACCATCCCCGGAGGCGCCGATGCCGAGGCGTTGGAGCAAGCGCTACGGCAAGTGATAGCCCTCATGCCCGGGACGCGCTACAGCCCGGCCGGCGGGGTCATCACGTCCACCCATCTCTATTCGGCCCTGGCCGGCGCCACGGCCACCGATGGGCGGCCCCTGTTCCCATATCTCGGCTACTCCCCGACCAATGCCGGCGGGGCCGCGGCGGCGGCGTTCTCCGAGATGAGCGTGGCCGGGGTGCCCATGGTCAGCTCGTGGGGACTCCCCAGTGGCATTGCCGTGGTACGGGCGCAACCCTCCGACGCCATGAGCTTTGAGTCATCACTCTTGAGCTTCACTTTCCAAGAGAAACAAGGGCCCGCCCTCGTGGAGTTTGCGGTATTCGGCTATTTCGGGGCCGTGGTCCGCTATGCCGAGGGCGTGGTCAAGGTGACGAGCACCCTGGCCGGCGCCATGGGCACCGAGGCCAACGGTGGCACCGGCAACGGTGGCAACGGGGGCCACAAGGCGGCGGCGGCCAAGTAGTGCCCACGGGGCCGGTCACGGTAGACGAGGTGCGCGCCCGATTGGCGGGCGCGCCCCTCGCCACCGACGACACCCTCCAAGCGGCCATAGACGTGGCCACCGCCCACGTCTCCCCGCTCTTGGACGCCGACTACACGGACCCCACGACCTGGCCGGCGGACCTCCACGACGGGCTCGTGCTCGCCGCGGTGCTCACCTACCGCAACGCCGAGAGCCCCACGAGCGCGCCCCCGTTCGGCCAGCCGTGGGAGCAAGGGCCGCCGGCCCCCCCCATCGCGTGGGATGACCGCATACGCCATCGCGTGGGGCCCTACCTGGCCGGCGGGGTCTATGTGGGGTGAGCTACCTCACCGACCAGCGCGAGGCATTGGCGGTGGCCCTGGCCGGTGACTCGCTCACCGTGGCGCCCACGCTCGACACCATGGGGGCCCTCCCCGCCCTCGTGGTGCGCCCCGCGGTGGCGTGGCTCACCTTTGACGCGTCGGGGGGCGGGCCGGCATCGGTCGGGGTCCTTGAGATGACGGCCGTGGTGGTCACCACCGGGGCCGACCCCGCGGCGGCATGGGCGGCCATGGAGCAAGAGCTGGACGGGGTGCTAGAGCGCTTGCCTCCCCACTGGCGGCCCCTCTCGGTAGCGGGGCCGGCGCCCCTCATGTGGGGGGCCGTCGCGGCATGGTTCTCCGAGGTAACCGTCAGTAAGTCAGTCAACGTCAGATAGAGAGGGGGGCCCATGGCCACCGGCAGCGCGACCGTGCTCATGCCCGCACAGTTCACCGTGACTATCGGGACGGTGGAGGTGTCCAAACAAGTGAGCGAGGCCACGCTCAAGTTTGAAACGTCCACCACCACGGTCAAAACCATCCGCGAGGAGACAGACGTGGCCACGGGGGAAAAGGGCACCCTCACCCTGGCCGGCTACCAGGATTGGACGGACCCCGCCACCGCGTCGCTCTGTTGGCTCTTGTGGAATAGCGCGCTCCAATCGGCCGCGTTCATCATCGTGGGTGAAAACCAGGACGGGGACTCCATAGAGGCCACGGGCTCGTTTCAAGCACGGCGCCCCAACTTCGGGCCCACGGCGGACGATGCGGCCAAGTTCTCCATAGACCTCCCCCTCTTGGGTATGCCCAGCCTCAC